CGTTACGTAAGTCATCTCAGGTAAGTCCAAGCATTGCTCTTTCGTAAAACGTATTGCGGGTTGTAGTGCCTTATGAACAACTTGCTCTGACTCTAACTTGGGAACCCACTTGAACTGCGTGATCTTGTGCATGACCTGATCGCGGAACCCACCGTAGAAACGCGGGATACCTTCGGGGTTTACTAGCTTGGCGATGCCGTAGGCATCCAGTGGCGACTGTGATGCGGGTGTACCTGTCAGCATCCACAACCAAGTGTGTGGCTTCAGCAGATTGTTTAACACCTTCCAACGTTTTGTAGAGGGATTTTTATAGGCGTTAGCCTCGTCAATGACAATGAGGTCAAAGCCGCCCTTGATGATGTCAGTGGCAACGATCTCTACCCCGTCATAGTTGATGATGACGTACTCAGCATCCCCTGCGATGATCTCCTTGCGCTTCTCCGGCTTGCCATAGGCAGTATCCACCTTGCGGTGCATAGCGAACTTAAACAAGTCATTACGCCATGCCGACTCCATGATAGACAGTGGGCAGATCACCAGTACACGCTTGATGATGCGCTTTGATATTAGGTAGTCCGATGCCCAAATCACTGAGCCAGTCTTGCCCGTACCCTGTTCGTTGAAACAGAACGAGCGCCGGTGCATCGTCAAGAAAGACGCTGTAACTTTTTGGTGTGCAAAAGGTTTATACAGCCCGGGCCAGTTGTATGAAGCGTTGATGGGCGAGGGAACATCTTTGATCTTGAGGTTCTTCAAGACGATGGACTCTTCCAAATCCCAGTTCACCAAGACTTCTGCTATCTCCCCATCATCTGACAAAACTTTGCTCTTTGGAATCACCGTAGTAATTCTGTCGGGATTGCGTACCTTCAGCAGTAACGCACGGTTATCAATAATTTGCACTCTTCTCTCCAATGACTAACGTCCTGAACACGGTGTGTGTCAGGTTCTTTTTATAAGTCCCCCGTGACGTGGGGGTTCCGGTCAACTCGCTGTCGAAAGTTTTAAAACATCGTTGACTGATACGGTTATACGGGTCAATCTCATAACCCCCGTCTGCTACTACTCGTACCTTACCTCGCAGACTATTCGAGAAACTATTTTTTCTTGCGCTCTCTTGCACTTACCTCAGACACCACCTTGTGGTTCGATCCGCGCTTGAATGATCTGTTAGCCGATGCGCTCTCAATACGCACACCGTTCTTGTTACTGCCACCCTTGGACAGGGCTTTTGTGTGGGCAACATCTTTGCCTTCACGCTTGTCAGCCTTGCCGTTACCGTTGGCATCTTTACCTTCTTTGTCTAGCTTACGCCTAGCACGTTGTCGCTCCATTCGCGCTTCGTGTGCACCCGCACGTTGCTTCTCTAATTCGTATTCACGCTTGACGTTTCGGTCAGCGGGGTTCTTGTATGGCATGTCAATTCCTTCCGTTATGGCTACATTCTGATACAGGACACCATGCTTTGCAAGTGAAGTTTTTCTTGGGATTGAACACCCCAGTTTCATACGCTGTTTCACGTGAAACAAGTACATCATCTAGCTTGGCAAAGATATCAAACTTGTTGTGGATAGGAAAGTCCACGGGTATAAAGTCCTTGCAGACTACGAACAATAACCCTGCCCGAACAAACTCAATCTCAGGGTAATGCACAAACACACAAGCGGCCATCAGTGCCAGTTGTTTTGGGTCTGCGTAACGACTGCTCTTGCCCGTCTTGTAGTCAATGACTCGGGCTTCTTTCTTCTTACTGTCAATGATTAGCAGATCGGCTATGCCTCTATACCAAACATCTTTGTCAAAGAAGCCACAAGGTGCGAACTTACCGTCCACCTTCTTGATGCCCATCTTCAACTCACAAATCTTTTCACCGTCAATCTTCATCAGCTTCTCTAGCAGAGGCTCCATGTACTTGTATTGCTCGGGGATCGGTGTGCCATCCCGCACGTACTCTTCGGCGGCAGTGTGTACCGCAGTGCCATATAGCATCGCTTCACTCTCAGGCTCTTTGATATCTTTCACCACACGCATGTGGTAATACTTCTTTGGGCACTGATCAAACAACGTGATGCTTGAGTAACTCCATGCGGGTGCTTTTTTCATACTTTACCTCTATCTCTAACAACTTCTGAGCATCTGCACTCGCATTGGTTATCCCCAATGACTGCAAGAATCGCCTCATGCTCATGTTGTGCTACTAACTTGGCAAAGTCATCTAATTCAACACAAATATCAAATGACTCCATGCCCGCTTCTTTTGCCATACGAACAATATCTTCTCTAGTCATACTCACCATCCCATTCATCTTGAGGCCACACCAGTACAGGGGTTTCAATACCTAAGTAACCGCCTTCGATATTGAACTCGATGAACTCACGGGCTTCCTCGGCATCCATGCCGTCACGCATGAGAATCTCTCTGATCTTTTCAGCATCGTACACCAACACATCAACACGTTGTTGGTCGCGCCATACAAGTGCAGGGCCAATGATCGCTTCATCGTAGCCATCGTACTTAATCATTTTTTCATGCCCCGAACATAAGAAGCAAAACTAGCAATCGTGTCTTCACCAAATGCTCTTGTCATCTGTTCAATCGCTTGGGCAACTTCTTCTATGGTGTCGTTGCGCTTATCGTCCAGTTGTTCCAGTGTGTCAAGCAGTACTTTACGCACGGCTTGGTAGTCTTCTTCGTTCATGTTTATCTCCTTTTGAATTTGTTGTTTACGCCAACCTGATGCTACGTAATCTTGAATGTCATCGTCATCGTCTCTCATACTGTCTCCTCTTTGTTAAACATCTTCTTGAATGAAGGCCAATCGGGTCTGCGGTATTCCCAAAAGTCCACATGCTCCGGATGCAGTACAACAAACACTCGTGCCAAATCCGGTGCGTTATCGTTTCCAATTTTATATACCCCGTTTATTTCCTTGACCGCGCTTTGGTGCACCAGTACTTCAACAATGGTTCTTGCTGAGTAGTGTTCGCGGTTCATTGAAATAAGTTTTAAGGCAATCCTTTCAAACGCTTCTACAACATGCCAGTTCTCAATGAACCATTCTTTTTTCTTTTTAAAAAACCGTGGATGGTTGTCAATGAAATCTGAAAATACTTCTTGCGGTGTCATTTTATCTTCTCCTTTTCTGCGTACATTTCCCAAACTTTATCTGCGTTGTAACCCCAAATATATGTCACTACGTTTCGCAACTCTTGGTACATCTCGGGTTGGGTTTCTTTTAAATGTTGTACCCAAGCGGCATCAGATACCATCGGCTTAACGTCTTCCCACTTCTCACGTAATCTAAGGTCTTCTTTGTACATCTCTTCAAGCTCTTGCTGACGCTGTTTTTCTTTTAGTTTGGCGTTGACCCTTGTTTCTATACCGGATTTTCTTCGTGCTTCAGCGGCGTTACGCTCTTTTGCCCACTGTACTTGTGCCGCTTGCGCTTGTAATTCTTTACCCGCTCTCTTGTCTGAAGCTAAATGTTGACCAAGCATTTCTCTAAATTTAATTGACCGCGCCGGATGTTTTAAATCACGTACCGCTTTGGCTTCAATCTGCCTGATACGTTCACGTGTTACATCAAACCTAGTGCCAATTTCTTCTAGTGTGTAGTCGTCTGTCAGGCCAATGCCGTACCGTAGGCACACTACCTTCTTGGCTCTTGGGGTCAACGTATCCAACACCTCTTCTACACGCTCAACCAATTCTTTCTTGAACACCTCTTCTTCGGGGTCATGACACTCACGATGCTCATACGGTGGGCATGGAATTTCGGGCATCATCCAATCTTCTTTGTACCCGTGGTAGTAATACGCTTTATGCAACTCAGCACTTGCACCCACAAGAGTACCGTAGGGTATGGTGTGCCCTTTAACTATTGCGCCGTGTGCGCGTGGTTTTCTTTTAACAGTCTCCATAACTCTCTCCTATCCCTGCCTCGCAGTTCAATGGAATGCCCTGTGCCCATGACGGTACAAATCGCATGCACTCCATCACATACGCCATAGCTTCCTGTGCTTCTTCTTTTGGTGCCACACACGCTACAGCATCATGAACAGTGAGTACCACGCGATACTTCCTGCTGATCTTGATTAGCTGTTCGCCAATGATGCAACGTGCCAAGCCCTGACAAATGTTCTCTGTCAACTTGCCGCCGTATAGCTTCACCGCGCCTTTGCGTGAATCATAAATATACTGGTCTTTTCCGTCTTTGTCTCGTACTTTTCGTAAATTTGGGTATCTTTGATACAACCCGTTGGGCATGAGGATTCCCTCTGCACTTATGCTGATACACCCGTTACCCCACGTAGCGGTACGCTTCTTACTCATAGCATCAATCGCCGTGGAACCGGACTTCCATAGGGTGGGGATACTAGGATAGGTACCACGGTAGGTAGAGATAATCCTTGCAGACTCCTCTGCACTGACCGACACGCCGAAAGTCTTGAGTTGCGTTTGGAACTTCGCACTGCCCATGCCATAACCCGCTCCAAGAATGGTGGTTTTGCCAACAAATCTTTCAGACGGGGTGACCTCTTCTCTTTCCTTGCGGTAGATAGCCGATGCCATGATCTTGTATACGTCTTCGCCATTTCTAAATGCCTCCACTAAATCATCTTGCTGTGCGAACCATGCAAGTACCCGCGCCTCGATCTGCGCAGAATCGCAGTCAATGATCACGTGACCCTCGGGTGCAAGGATGGCCTTCTTTAGCTTCCCTGCGTTATCACCACGTGAGGGAAAGTTTTGGAAATTGATTTTGTCTGACCCTCCCCATCGCCCCGTGTGGGCGGCGTAGTAAGAGAGGGGAACAGGTATCTTTCCCCTTCCCGCAATCCCAATGAGACGCTCGGTACGTGTCTCTTCCAACGTAGTCTTGTTACCCAATCGTGCCGCAACAAGTGTCTGTACGCGCTCATCAGGGTGCTCGGCCAAAGCCTTGAACCCTTCGTCAGACTTAGCCAACGCCAACGCTTCCTTACCCGTAGTCAGACTGATCTTCATAGGCGGCTCGACACCTAACCCACGCAAGACTTCGGCAAACTTCTGATTGCTCATCAGGTCTTCAATGTTGGCTCCACATTCATCAAGCAAAAGCTGCTTGCGTAACTTCACATCTATAAGATGTTGCTGTAAAAGTGACTCATCTAGGCGGAGCTGTGGCTCTGTAAACATACGGATCGTCAGGTCGATCAACTTCAACTCAACCTTCTGAAACATAGGTAGTAAGGTCAGGAACAAGTCGTAGGTCAGGTCAACGTCATTGATACAGTACGCCCCATACTCTGCAAGCTGTTGCTCTGTGAAGTCACGCCTCCGCAGGTTAACGGCCTGTAACACTTCCTCACCCTTCACGCCTAGTTCATAGTGCAGTGCCAACTTCTTGAGACTGTTGCCTACCTCGATGCCGTTGATAGCACGTGCCATGCTCAAGGTATCTGCAATAGCTTTTGGTCTGATATCAAAGTGCCAGTTCAATATCGCCATGTCGAACATCGCATTGTGTGCAACCACCATGCTGTTGTCCCAATCGAATTGGTGTAACCAAAGGTCGATCTCATCCAAGGAATCACTACACCATTGTGTTGGCTCGTTGTTAACCTTGACAGCAACCCCGACCACCTCGAATCGGGGATCACGTACATACTCTTCAGTCGTTTGGGTTTTGAACCCTAAGTCCTTAGTGGTGTAGTACGTCTCAAAGTCCAGTGTTATGAGATTCATTCGTCTCTCGCTTTAAGCATTGCTTCTGCTAGTTCATACGCTTTTTGTGCCGCTTCATGTGGGTACAAGTCGTAGTCCCCAGTTAAGAAACTCTGCATAGCCTTTGCCGCAAAGTAGTCACGCAAGGTCATGCCGCTTGAAATCTCTGATGGAAATGCCAGTTTGTTCATGTCTGTCTCCTTAAAAGTTCAACCCAAAAAACGCCTTCAAGTACGGCTCAAAGTCAGCCGTCTTAAAGATACCCATCTCGCCTGTAGGACGAAACCCCATGCCAATCTCTTCAGGGTCATCCAACACCCATATTAGATAGTCACCTATTACCATGGCATGTCTTGGCACATCATCTACTTTGTAGTGACCTCGGAATTGCCCGTCCTCAAATACTTCCCCAAACATACGGGGGGCAATGTCAGAAGCCAGTGCTGACAACTCCGCTAAACTTTTAACCTTGCTCATTACTACACCTCTCAATGTCTTTGATTGCGTTAAATTGTTTTACCAGCTCGTCGTAGTCCGGCACTGTACGTTGCAAGATGTACTCAAGTCTCAGTAACATGTCCGCTACCACGATGCTCCTGTCACCCTCTTGGATTGTCAGTTGATTGGATGTCATAGGGGCGTATCTATTTATCGCTTTGTATTTGTAGGAATCTATGACGCTATCACCCTCTGCCTTGGGTATTGCTGTTCCAAAACTCATCGCACACCCCCAAAGATTTGATTCAGTTGTGTGTAGATAAACTTGGCCTCGTCTAACTGCATAGAGTAAGCGCCAAGTGATGTAGAGATAGTGATGTGCAAAGTTGTTGCACCAACAGCCAGTGGGGACGTGACCATGCGCTCTGTACGTTCTGCGGGGATCAACGTGTCGATACCTTTCTCTACCTTGGCTTTGACCTTGGGCTTCTTCTTTGTATATGCCTTGACCTTCTCACGCTTGGGCATGTTCGCACGTACTGCTACTGGCACTGCTGTGTAGGAATATGTTGTCCTGCCTTGCTGACCATCAGGGGCTACCTCAATACGATTCACAAAGTTCTTGTCATAAAAACCTTTGAGGATTGCAGGCACATACGATATAGGTACGGTTGGCATTTCCTCAGAAACGAATGCACGTAACGCTTTACCAGTTATCCCGGGATTCTTTGAAATCTTATCCAACAACACGTTGGACAGTTGTCTGTTTTTACTTGTTTCCACGATAGTTTCCTTTGGTTGTTCAGTTTGTTTCCACTCTTGAAATGCTTGCTTGATCTTCTCTTCCATCACGGTGTTCATTTGGTTTCCCCTTTCGATTTTTCAAAGTTCCTTGCCTCAAGTATTTGGTCTATCAATTTATGTGCATCTGTAATGTCTTGCACTAACGCATCGCACCAAGAGCCATCGTCTATGTACCCATCAGCAGACTCGGCAAGACGTTTCAATGCAATCAATAATCTGTTCTCGTTTGCGTTCATCACACACTCCTTTCTATATGCCTCAGTAACTCATTAACATCTTCTATGTTGTCCTCGTTAACCACGATAGCCAATCCACCTGTGGTTTTGATCTGAGCAATGTTCTTCTCTTGAAGCGCAGTTGTTTTACCTTTCCCTGCTTTGCATTCAATCGCAAAGAACCTTCCCTTGTAGCACCCAACTATGTCGGGTACGCCCGATGCACCGTAACCTCCGGTGACGGGGTAGAAGTAGTACGTACCAAGCTCTTTGAGTATGGCAACCACTTTAGTTTTGACTTTCTTTTCCGGTGTCATTCTTCTCTCCTTTCAGTTGTGCTTCGTAATGTTTTAGGGGTAGTCTTGCTTTGGCTTTCAAATGTTTGCGTAACCAATCAGCACCTCCCATGTCTTGGAATATCAACCAATCTAAATCTGACATACGCACTTGGCGTCCTATCAGTGGCATTGGCGGTTTAGGTCTTGGCATTCTTCAACCCTCCCACTTGTTAATGATGTCAGCAATCCCGCCCTCTGCTACTTTGCGTAAGTTGCTACGTTCTTTGAGCATGGCACTGGCTTGTTCGTGTGCAACACTCGCAATCTCTTCGGGCTTAGTTGACTTGGGTGCTTTATTCAGCATAGCCATCATGGCGAACCCCGCATACAAGTCGTATAAGTTGCTCTCATGATCGTTCATCGTCCACTCCCAACGGTCAGCGCCAGCGTTGTGAACAACACAACTAAAAAGATTATGTACAGTGCTATCGACACTTGATCTGGCCCGCGCATCCCTAACAACGCTCTTTGAATTTCTTCCTCATCAGGGTTCATTTGAGGCAGTGGCTTTTGATACATGCAACCAATCTCAATCCCTGTCTTTGTTCTGTATACGTTTTTCATCTCATCTCTCCTTCTCTGTTTAATATGTAGTACAGCGTGTCGGATACTTTGAATCCCAACTCCGGTACAAGGTCGTTTACTTCTGCGATACGTAGCATGGATATTGTCTGCATGATCCACGGCTCAACATCTTTCTGTGCTATGTCCAAACGTTTCATTCCTCCTTTGCTTGGCAGTGTGAAGTCATACAGATTAACTGTACCGTTGTCGTTTACTTCCACACGAATAACATCATTTGTACTTAACTCCCCTTTCTGCATCATCCATGTCCATTCACGTAAGTTACTTTGTGAGGCAAGCCTAACCTGAAAATCTATCATTGCCCGTTCCATACGAATCTTGTGCAACTCCCCAATTTTGTCGTATTCTGTCAGGCTCATGCGAACACCCAATAAGTAATGTCTGACACACGAATGCCAACATCCGTAATAGCGTCCCCGTTCTTTGCGATCTGCAACACGGCTAACTTATTACGAACGAACTCAGGCACATCATCCATGCTAGTGCACTCTGTGACTTGCGTCTCATCGGTGAACCTGTACGACAAGCTGTTAGGCTTGACCCACACAAAGCATGCACGGGGTTTGTAGTCCTGCATGCGTCTAAGTTCTGCACCTTCTTGGGCTATCAAGTCTACAGCAATTTTAAATGACGGTGTACTTGGTACATACCCCGATGCAATCATGTGAGCAACTTCTTGTGCTATGTCATTACGTTGAATGCTCAGGCGTTCATGTAGCCTCTCACGTGCGGGTGAGCGTAAGTTTTCAATACCATTAGACAACTGATTACGGCATCTGTCCAAGATGTCATCGTAGCCAAGTGGCTTGAGATAAGTCATCGCAATCTTCAGTGCCTTCTTCATATCCTTGGACTGACGAATGTTGTAGCCATCACTGTGTGAAGCATACTTCTCGTTCTCGATCTTGTCGGACTCCACGCAGTACTGCATGTCAGTGCCATCGTGCGCAATAATAATACTGCCTGACCGGAACTCTTTGGCATCAGGGAACGTGATACCCAACTTGTCGAACACGGGTATACCTATTGACTCACCTTCAGCATCACGCTTCCAAAAAACAGTAGATGATTTATCAACGCACGGCACGATGTTGTACCGTTTGTCTTTGAATGATTTAAAGAACACCACCATTTCTTTGCGCACTGGTATGTCACCGATCCAGTGCTCGTGGTTGTTTGCACGTGCGGTCTCCACGTTACGTTGGAAGCGGTCAAAACCAATTTGGCCGATGAAGTTTTCTTGCGTAGTTTTCATGATTTACTTTCAGTTAGGTTAGGAGGGGGAGGGAACAGGTCTCTATAGAGAGACCCATACGTTAGTCGAGATGGATGGCCGTACCCATGGGGGGTACAACTTTGTTACCACCTACGATAGTCCACAGCACGGGGACATTCCATGTACCCCAATCACCGTAGATGTAACCGTCAGTCAAGACGATCACACACTCAGGACGAATCTGATTGTCCTTGAGATACTTGGACACACATGCTACGTCAGTGCCACCACCACCGGCGGGCTTAGTAGATGATGTGAGCTTATCAAGTTGTTCCTGTGTGTACACTTCATGTGCTGCCACGTCGGTGTCCCAATACAACAGATCAACTTTCTCGGGTTTGGTGTTGATGCAGATACCCTGCACCTCAGACAAGAACTTGGACAACTCAGCAGTGCCAATCGAACCGGACGTATCAATGGCAACCACGATGCGGCCAACATTCTCAGTGATAGTCGAGGGCATGTACATGTCGTGTTGCAACCATCTGCGGCTAACACGTTGCCACGTAGAGATGTCCTTGCCTACAGCAGTGGATGAAACGAACTCACGTAACTGTTCACGCCAGTCAACCTTTGGCTCGATGAGCGCACCCAACTCACGTGACTGATTGCCACCCAACTTACCCGCCATCAGTTGACCCTGACGAATAGCTTGGTTGATGTCCTTGCCAACTTGGTCAATCTCTTCCTGAGACATAGCCTCACCCGATTCCCAATCGTGATCGTCAAACCCTTCACCACCTTGACCACCTTCACCGCCACCAGATCCGTCATCGTCCTTCTCTTGACGCAAGATGTTGTACACAGTCTGCGAGTCCATACCCTCGAACCTACGGTCAAGCAACCCACCCTTGGGCAGAGTAACGAACCCACCACTACGCTTGCGGATATCGTCAATGATCAAGTTGATCACGTAGTCGCATGCCATGTTAGCCGTGCGTCCATCTTCCTTGTAGAGATGTTGCCACAAGAACATGTGTTGGAATGTCTTGTGTAAGTTCTCGTGCATGATCAAGCCACGCAAGTCAGAGTCACACATGTCCTTGATGAACTTACTGCCGTACTTGCAGTCGATGCCGTTGGTGCATGCAGTAGGAACATCGTCACGCACTTCGTACTTACCGACCATGATGACAGACGCATACTCCATCGTGTCTTGGTGACCCATCAGTTCAACGTGTGATCGTTGGATACGTTGCATGGGTGTCAACGTGTTGAGTTGTGTTAAGAATGACATAGGTCTATATCCTTTTCATACGGTATGAAGTTATTGCTTGGCGAACATGAAGTTGTTGGCTGATGCCCACAGAGCGAACTCGGTGTTACGTGCGGCAACTAAACGCTTGGGACACTTCTCTGACATAACGCTACGGGCAAACAAACCCTGCGCTTCCTTGGGGATGCGGTTCAAGAACTTCATCCATGCAACGATGTTGCTGTTCTCGATACGGTGCACAGCTTTGGCAACCAACATACATGTAGCGGCGGCAGACGTGGGCACAGTCGCGGTCTCAGGTGACTTGATCAAGTCATCCCACGGTGTGAGTTGTGAGTCCATCTTATCCATCGTCAAGATGTTGTGCATAGCCGCTTCACCCACGGTACCAGCCAGTGCGTGACACATCACAGCATCACCCAAGATACGGGTATGCTCATACACATAGGCGGCACGCTCCATAGAACGGTGTGTCACGACAGCACCACGCACAGTGCGGGGATCACTGATGTAAACATTCTGCTCGGGTTTCTCGTAGTCCTCGAACGATGCAAACATCTCAGGGTACTCGGCGACAGTGCCGATGATGACGGGGTTGATGCCCGTAGGTATCGCATAGTCCTCGATCCATGTCGGTGCGTCAGACTTCTTGACACGAACACGGGTCACCCTATTGAGAGCATGTGGCGGCACGTTGTCACCTAGTCCCTCGACAGACAAGTTAGTAGTGCCGAACACAACGCTACCCTCAGAGAGTTGGTCAACGCCTAGACCACGCTCGTTCATGAGACGCAAGCATGCGTTCATCACACCACCACGTGCCTTACCGATCTCGTCCAACATCATCACAACTTTCTTGCCTTTGAAGTGGAACCCGAACTCTTCGTTGGGTATGAATGAGCAGACCTCGTTACCGTCAATGGTGCGGATCTTGGGAACAATAAAGTCACCAACATCTTTGGTAGTGATGTCCACGTAGCAAAAGAACGCGTCCTTGAACTGCGGGTATGACTTGAGCATCTTGAGGATGGCAGACTTGCCGATGCCCATCTCGCCCTGCACTAGGACAGTTTGTTTGTCGCCCACAGCGGCGATAAGGTCAGCACATTGTTTGAGAGTGATTGAGTTGTACATGATTTACTTTCAGTTGGTTAAGGGAAACGGATTACACACTAAATAAAAGAACAGGGCAAATTCCCACAGTGGGAAATGCCCCACCAAATTACAG